TCGATAAGTTTATCTAGGAAATGCGAAGTATTGTATTTCATTTCCGTGACTCCGTAATACGATGGTTAGACTGACCGGGATTTTTTCCCTCGTGGTTCATCCACACAGCGAACGCTCCTGTCATTGCGCCGGTTACAACAGATACTAAACCAGCCTGTGCTGCACTGGGTTCTGGTAAGGACATGAACCACTCGACTACACGCCAACTCATAAGCGTCATTACGAGCATCATAAATCTTGGTAGGAGTTTCCATTCAAGTATCTTTTCTGCAGCCATTATTTTTTACCGAAGAATTTAGTCGCTGAACGAACTCCAAAAGAAGCCGCAACGATAACTCCAAGTGAGTATTGATACCATTCAGGCATTTCGTTGAGTCGTGCGAATCCATTTGCTACCACGTCTTCCATACCGGGAACGAAAGCTAAAATTAGCGGGATACTAAATAAGATAGTGAGCCACTCGTCTTTCCACGAGGACTGACTACCTTTAGCCATCTCCAAATCCCAATCAATCTCTCCGGTAGCTTTCTTTTGCATAACAACAGCTTCAGCTTGTGCCATAGCTACCTTTGTTGCAGACTGGGCTTTCTTTTCTTCTACTTTGCCGCTCAGCCAAGTGCTGGCTAAGTCGGCTACGGGTCCAATTAATAAGTTTAACATGTTACCACTTTACCTTATCTGCCCAATATGCTGCGGATAACTTACCACGTTTAATGTTCGCAGCGTGACGGGCTTTGAAACTTGCACGTTTCTTTTTCATCCGTTCGGACTCACCGGCTTTAGGTTTACCGGCAGTCTTGGCACCCTGTTCGCCAAATCTAATCATCTTAATAGTGTCGCCTTCTTTGGCAAGAACTACGTGACTTTTAGTAGGATGCTTGGGGGTTCGCTTTGGTTTGTTATATCCTGCGAACGTTTCTCCACGATATTCGATGGTCATAGGGTTTACCCCCGGCAAAGGTTATTGCTTATAACATAAATTATAATAGGTGTCAAGGGGGCAAGTTGCCCTGCCCCCCGACGGTAGATTATGAGAAGGTTACTGTCTGTGCAGTTTCTACACCACCAGTACAATCAGCAATAATTGCCCAGACGCGAACAACGGCGTTAATTGCGCCAGTTGCAACAGTCAAGTCAATTGTGTCAGCCGAAGCGTTTAGGTAAGGTACAGTTGTTGCAAAGATTGCAGTTTCCTGTGCTACAGCAGCTACAGTTGAAGCAGCTACGTAACGGTCAGCGTCACCGCCGTCGCCAAGAGCGAGAGTACCAGAGTTACCAGCAGAATCTGCAGTAATAACATTGATACCTGCACCAAGAACAACAGTGTCAGCAGGAAGACCGATAACCTCAAAAACGTCAGCAGCAGCATTAGTCGTTGCGCTAAAGTCAACAACTTCGCTGATTACGCGAACGTTAGGTCCAGTTGCAGGGAAGCCGGTAGTACCGGCACCAGTAATAGTATAAGTCGCCATTTTCTAGTCTCCCTTACGCTACTGTATCTACAACACCGCGAACGAGTGCTTCTGGGCGAAGGACTTTACGTCCAAACACATGAAGACCACGAACGATGTCGGAGAAGGTTTCAGTTGACCGAACTACTTCGGTTTTTGCAATGTGAGATGCAGTTGCAACGGCTGACATGTGACCAGCCAAAACAACAGACTCACCTGCAGCAGCAGTAACACCAGAGATGCTGATTGCATCTGTGCCGCCTGCTACCAAAGCAGTTGACTTGTAGCAGTTAAAGCCAGCAATCTGACCCTGCATTACAAGACCGTTCCGCAATGGTGAAGTACCGTCGCCAGTTACCTGAACTTCTGCAAACTTTGCACCGGCTGAGAACAACTTGGCGTAGAAAGCAGGAGAAGCAACGAACCAACGGTTCTCTTCTGGAACAGACTGCTCGTCAAGTTCTTTTGCCATTTCTAGCATCAGGTTGACAGCGTTGTCTGGAGCAGTGTGAACTGCAATTGGTGTACCAGCAGTACCCAGAGCAGTGTTGGTGTTCAACAGACCACCAGCAAGTGATGCGTCATCAGCACCGGCAAGGCCAGCACCGTTAGCAATTGCTTGCAGAACGTTGAAGTCGTACTTGCGCTTCAAAGAGTATGCACCTGAAGAAGTAGCCAGTGCCTCAAAGTTAACATGAGACTGACGCTCTTCAATGTCATCGATTTTGAACGCAAATGCGTTTGCTTGGTCAACAACCATAGTTGTCTGGTCGTCAGCCAAGTCTTGTGGGTTAACCACAGAGCCACGTGAGTAGGCACTTACTGTGATTGTAGGTTCTTTAATGATACGTACTGTATCGCCAAAGTTCTCAATTTCGCCAGCGTAATCAGTATTTGTGATGTCTTCAGCAACCGAAGCGCGACGAAAAAACTTGAGGACTTTCTGGCTAAAGATTTCCGGTGTAAAGTTACCGGAAGGCAGGTTATTGTAACCTGCAGCGCGATTAAAAGCCATCTGCTTTTCCTTCCATTTTGAGGTTTATTCTAAGAGTTGAAGTCGATTCGCCCTTCAGACCGTGCCGCGTCCAATTCGCTTTCCAGCTTTTCGAACTCGTGCGCTTTCATCTTGGCGATTTGTGAAGCTTTCCAAATCCGTTTACCGTCTGTAGTTTCAGCCTTGATTTCCCGTGCTGGGGTTTTTGTTACGGCTTCTGCTGCAGATGCAGACTTGGTTTTCTTCTTGGTAGTCGTTAAGCCTGTGTCGGCTTTGTAGAGGTCTATGACCCGTGCCGCCCATTTCACATCGGTACTGTTCTTGTAGATACCTTCTGCAATAGAGCTTGGCTGCTCTTCTAACCATGAAAGGAACTGTTGGTCCGTTTTGATTTCATTAAAGTCGGGGTGCAATCTGAGAAGCTGCTCGTAGGCGTTTTTCTTCTCTAGGGCTTGTTCCCGTTCTTTAATCGAACCTAGTTCTTCACGTAGTTTTGCAACCTGTGTTTCGGTCTGCATACTTGAAACTGTTTGAACAACTTCGAAGACATCTGGATAGCGTTCCTTGAACTCTTCCAATTCCTCTTGTGTTCGCGGTGGAGTTACGCCTCGTGGCATTTCCGCTGCATGGTTCGTCATTGTCTGGCGAAGGTTTTCGATTTCACTTTTGAACTCGTTTACCTTGTCGTCATAATGACGTTTCAAGTCGTCATACCGCTTTTTGTAGTCGTGGTCGTCCGAAGCTTCCTTCTTCTGTTCCACGAAACTATCGCCCGCTTGCTTTTGCTGAGTAGCCGCTTCTTGTTCTGCAGGGTCAGCATCTTCTTGGGCTTCTACACCCGCCTCATCTTCTTCGTCTTGGTAAACTTCATCGCGGTACTTTCCACGATAGAGACTTTCATTGTTGACGGTTCCAAAAGAGTCGTTTGCTTTGTTGGCACGGTGGCCTCTTGCTTTTGCCATTTTATTTACCTCACTAGCGGGGCCACATGGCTGTGGGTAGCCGCTCCGGTTGTGCTGGGGCCACGGGTTCGTGGGTAGCCAGCGGATTCTTTAGGCTAGGAAACCGCCTCGCGCTGCTTGGACAGGCTGCTGTCCGTTTTGTGCAATGCGCTGTTCGGTTTTCCGAATGCCTCGTTTATTAATCTTTTCTAGGCGGTCTTCGCCGATAATCTTTACTAGGTGCGGGGCTATGGTTACTTCACCACTCGATACCGCAATATCTATAAGGTTTGAATGCCGCTCAAAGTCTTCCGTTGAAAGACCCCTGCGAACCGCTTCCTTCTGGGCATCCATAATCATTTTACGGATGTCTTTCTCGCCTGCATACTCTACAGCAGCGGCATTTATGATATAAGTACCCTCTTTAGCCTTCATAGGGCGGTCGTCAGCGACTTTAGCCCCGTCCGTGACCTGTGATGGCGGAGCGTCTATAAAACCGCTCTGTGAGGCTTGTACCCCTGCTGGCGGGGTTCCCATTGCGTAGCCGGGTACTTTACCGCCTTTGGCAAAGTCACCCCAGCCATCACTATCGTAACTACCACTGTCATCACTAGGACCAAAAC